TCAGCTTCAAGACCCTGGTTGAGATACCAACATCCAGACCCAGATCGTAACAGATTTCTTCCTAACCGTGAGTATTTGGACCTAGCTACTAGCAGGGTTCAATCATACTTGTCTAACTCTAATTTTTATCATCAAGCAGGACAGTTCTATTATGACTTCGGAGCTGTCAATACTGGCTGTCATATCTTTAAGAAATTTGGCAATGGGCTTCATGTTTACACGCTCATGCCAGGGTCTTACTTTCCTATCGTAGACGCTTTGAACGAGCCTATTGTGGTGATTAGGGAGTTTAGCTGTCATGCTATGGCCCTAGTCAATCGCTATGGTACTAAGAAAGACGGTAAGTGGGACTGGAGCAAATTCAGCCTAATGGTTCGCAATTTGTTTGAGAAGTCTGACACGACTGTAATGATCGAGTGCGTTGAGATTTTCTGTAAAAACAAGAATCTTAACATCAATGAACCCATTAGTGGGACTAACAGACAATGGGTCAATGTGACCTATGAGACTGGACAATCCTTCGGGAACGGCTTTGCAGCTCAAGGGTTCATCCCTCAACCGAAAGATGCTACCTACCTAGAGATCGGATATTCAACTAGAAGACCGTTTATCGTAGGTAAGAGCCATGGGGACGGACCTTACGGTGAAATGGGTCCTACAACAAGTGCGATCAACCTTATTAGATCAGCCAATAAAAAGGCTATCAGTAAAGACATCGCGCTTGAGAAAATGCTAGACCCTACTACTCAGGGACCAGCTCATATCCGTAAATCATATCTTACAACACAAGCTAGGAAGCATATCCCATTAGACGCAACAGCAATGGCTCAGGGAGGACTTCGCACAGTGTTTGAGGTCAACCCAGCCATCGGTGCTTTAGCGGCTGATGTGCAGGATGTTAGAAGCCAAATTGAGAAATTCTACTATGCGGATTTTTTACTTTATCTTACAAATAATCCTAAGACCCGAACGGCTGAGGAAGTGCGTGAGATCGTGACTGAAAAACAATCAGTCATTGGGCCAAACTTACAGACTCTAAATTGGTCTTACAATATGCCTATTGCTGAGTATATGCTGGACTTCATTTTACATGAAGACCCATATATGCCACCACCACCAGATGACTTACAAGGTGAGGCTATTGGGGTGGAGTTTACGTCCGTATTTGCTCAAGTTCAAAAAGCGTTCGACCTACCTCAAATCAATGAGTACGTTCAGCGTTGGATGAACATTGCACAGCTTAATCCTGCGGCTTGGGACAATATCAATCTTGATATGCTCGCTAAGACTTACGAAGATCGGTTCTACCTACCTGCGGGTCTTAACAACCCTCAAAGTAAAGTGGATGCGATGAGAGCACAGGCAGCTAGACAACAACAGCAACAACAAATGATTGATGCTATTCCTGCGGCTGCTGGGGCTTCATTGGATGGGGTTAAGGCTCAACAAATCCAACAACAAATGATGCAAGGTGAAGGATGATAAACCCTTACGACAGCAAGTCTTCAGAGTTATTGGAACACGAGACTATGGTGCAGAACCTTAGTCTAGTTTTGAATACCGACTTTGGTCGAGGGTTCATAAAGTATTTATTAAAGCATTTCGGCTTCGGTGATCTACCTGCGATTAACTCGCCTGAGAATTTAAGAGATGAATATATTGGGTTTTTACGAGCGGGGCAGTCTTTGTTTGAGATTGTTTCTCAAGCAGACGCAATCAAAGCAGGTCTAATTTTAGCTGAGATTTATAAGGAGAAAAAGGATGGATCAGAACAATCAGGTGGACAGTAGTACAGAAAATCAGTCACCATCAGGGTATGGGACAGAAGCCACGCAGACTCCACAGGACACTAAAGCGGCTCAAGCAGAACGGATGTACGGCAAACCCGATCAAGGGGTGGAGCAATCAGCGGGAGCCACAGAGCAAAAAACAGAAGCCACTTCAGAATCCAAACAAGAGAGCGTTTCACAAGAAGACGCATCAGGATACCTAACTGGGGAAGCTAAACCTACTGAGGCTAAACCTACCGAGGAAAAACCACTTGAGATCAACACTGAGACTCTCGACGATGTTACGGTTAAGGAAGTCCAAGAGTTTGCCAAGGTTAATGGTCTTACTAAAGAACAGGCCCAAGCTGTAGCTGACAAGTATAAAGCCTTGGTTCAAGACCAAGCTAAGTATAAAGCCGACTACGAGAAGACGGTTAAAGAGACCCATAAGAAATGGGAAGAAGACCTTCGTAGGGATTCAGACTTTGGTGGGGCTAATTTCGCCAAATCCGTACATAACGTAAACAAATTGTTGAACGAGAATATGCCAGGGTTAAAAAACCTGTTGACAAGCGGTGGTAAAAGATTGCCTCCTAGTGTTATGAAAGACTTGAACTCACTGGCAAAAAGGATGTACGGAGAGACAGAGTTTAATCAGGGTCAAGCTGTGTCCCAAAAAGATACATGGAAACCCACTGATTTTTATAATTCAAAAACGTAACTTTTTACAGGAGGATTTTTAAATGGCTATTCTAGGTGCAGATTATCTGACACTCGCGGATGCGAAACAGTTCCTTGACCACAGTGTTGCTGACGTTGCAGAAGTTCTGCGCAAAGCTACACCAATCGTAAATGACGTTCCATACGTCGCAATGAATAAGAAGGTAAAACACGTTGTTACAATGCGTTCTGACCTTCCTAAAGTTTATTACACTAAAGCTAACGAAGCTACACCAGCTTCTAAGACTGCGATTGAAAATCGTGAGTTTGTGGCTTCTCACTTTGAATCTAAGTCTGTAATGGACCAAAAGGTTGCTGAGTACGGTGGTAAAGACCGCGTTGCTCAAAACCGTTTGAACGAAGCTGAGGGTCACATCCAAGCTTGCGCACATGAGCTTGCTGATCTTATCCTTTACGGATCTCCTGTAACAGACCCTAAGCAGGTTCCAGGGATCATGCACATCCTTTCTTCTTTGTCTGCTAATGAGCCTACATCTAAACAGATCGTAGACGCTGGTGGTACAGGTTCAGACAATACGTCTATCCTGTTTGTTTCTTGGGGTCCTAAGAAAGTTTACGGTATCTTTGAAGAAGGTACTCAAGCTGGTCTTAAGCGTACAGACCGTGGTCTAGTACAAATCCCAGGTAAAACTGCGGCGGGTGCTGACGGTTGGTACTGGGGCTTTGAAGAGAACTTTGAGGTTGACCACGGGTTTGCATTTGAAGACTACCGCGCAATGGCTCGTGTAGCTAACATCGACGTTTCTGATCTTAAGACTCCTGCTCAAGCAGCAGATATTCTTAAGTGTATGTCTCGTGCTTTGTATAAAATCCCACCTATGCTTCGCGCACAAAAAGGTAAGATTTATATGAACTCAACACTTATCTCCTTCCTTGACGAACAAGCCTTGGCTAAAGTCGGTGCAGGCGGTGGTTTGACTTATATGAACTATCAAGGTGAACAAGTTCTCTCTTACCGTGGATGGGTAATCCAAGAGCAAGAGAATATGTTGAACACTGAGGCTCGCGTAGTTTAATAATTTTAGGGTGGGTAACACCACCCTTACTTTTTTGGAGGATTTTAAAATGAGATTCGACGCTTTAGACATGATTTCAAAATCACAAGCTCTAGCAGCTTTCGGTAACGGAACACCAGTTGTTAGTACGAATGTTAAACAAAAACCAGTTAAACAAGACATTGGTATTGCTAAAGAAATGGGTATGCACTTCTTTATTGAAGAGTTTACACCAGGTTCAGCAACTAACCTAGTTCTTGCTATCGTTGGTGCAGACAATGAAGCTTTGACTACTAACCCTGTAACTTACGCTTCTGTTACAATCCCTGTAGCAAGCGTGACAGCAGGTGCGAGCTTCTTCCTTGAACTACCAGCGTATGTGACAGGTAAGAAGTATATTGGTGTTAAATATGACACTACAGGTGCGGTAGCTACAAGTTTGACTGTATCCACAATGTTCGGTTCTAAGCACGACGTTGTTAAATACAAATCATTCGATACACCGTATATTGTTAAGAACTAATTGTAAGAAAAGGATGTTACAATGGCTAAACAAAACGAAGGGGTTGTGTTTGCAACCCCTAAGAACGTAGGTAATGCAGAACCGCCTGTTGAGGGTGGTATCGTCAATAAGAAGACATTGGTTAAAGAGGCTTCTAAACCTGTGCGTAACATTAAAGTTGTTGCACTTGATAAAGGTTTCTTCGATCATGCTCGTATTGAACCAGGGGATAAATTCATGGTCAGTGAACAAGAGTTCTCTGAATTGTGGATGGAAAAAATCTAGTTAGAGGTGAGAAGTGGTAGATAAAGTTGTAGTTTACAATATAGCTTTAAATGCGCTTCTCATCGACTATCAGACGATTGACCCTGACAACGATAAGCACAAGGCTCTAAAGTCATTAAATATAATGTACCCACTGGCCTTGTCCAAAGTCCTAGCAGACCTTGATCTCAATAAAACTGCGACCAAGGTCAAGCTTGAACTAACGACATACTCTCACCCACATTGGCAATTCGTTTACAAATATCCGAGCAATTCGGCTAAGTTTAGACGAGTGCTTTCTCAGTTCGCACAAGATAACAAACTAACACGAGTACCATTCGCTACGGAGACTATGGATGGGATTGCTGTTATTTGTACTAACGACTCTGAGG